CCTGGGCTATTAGATGACGTGGACGCCGCGGCCGTTACGGTCTATCCCGATCCAATCGCGGCCGGCAAACTATGGGACCTCGCCATACGTCTAGGGCGCGAGCTCGGCACGGCAATCGACCCTAGCCCGCCTACAACGGCCGCTAGCGGCTCGAGCGGTCCTAGACCGCGTAAGAGAGTCGATTACGGATGATCTGCCGTACATGCGGCCATGCATGGGCTATCCATCATCCGAACCGCGATGGCGGTTATTCGTGCCGCGCGGCTCGAGGCGGATCGTCCGGCCGGCGGTGCGGATGCAAGCGCTCGTATCCGCCTCGAGGTGTCTAGACGCCTCCCTACGCCGCGGTGGCAAACGCCGCTACCGGATGGCGTAGCGGGCTCGTGGGGACCGGACGTAGAGCGCTACGCCGCGGCCGTCCTGGGCATCCGCCTGGACCGTCACCAGCGCCGCGCGCTAAACCGTGCGCTTGTCTACGGCGCTGACGGCCGCCTACTCCATAGCCTCTATCTCTACAGCACCGGTCGTCAGAACGGCAAAACCGTTACCGTCCGGAGCCTAGTAGGGTGGGCTCTGACGGCCGCGACGCTACCGGAATGGCGGCGGATTATTGGCGTGGCGCATGACAAAAGCCAAGCGCGCATACCGTACGCCGCGGTTGGAAACGATCTGCGCGAGCTCGCACGCAAGTACGGCCGATCCGAGCGGGGCGGGATCTCCATTACAAAGTATCTCGGCATTCGATCCGCGATGCACGGCATAGCCCGCGAGTATCAGATTGGCACGCGCGAGGCTCGTAATAGCCTCCGCGGGGAGTCCCTAGACCTAGCGCCGTTTGACGAGGTACGGACGCAGGTCGATATGGAGACGTGGAGCGCATTAGGTCCGACCATGATTGCACGGCCGGAGCCGTTGGCGTTCGCCACGTCAACCGCCGGCAATGACCGATCCGTCCTATTGCGAACATGGTTTGACAGAGGCGTACGGATCATCGACGGCGCCGAGCCGGCCGGCGGTTTCGGCATGACATGGTATGCGAGCTCGGAGCGCTATCCGCCCGACGATCCGCGGTCCTGGCGCGAGGCTAATCCGGCGTTAGCGGAAGGTCGACTAGTCGAGCAACGCCTACGAGACGCGGCCGGCGATTTCGGGGGATTCGATACCGCGGCATTCCGATCCGAGCATCTAAACCTATGGGCCGATGCGGTCGATAGCTGGCTACCTAGCGGCATATGGGCGCGACAGGCTCTAGAACGGCCGGAGCGAGCCGGTAGGGTCGTTCTGGCGGTAGAGGCTGTACCGTCGTGGCGCCGCGTTACGGTGGCCGTAGGATGGCCGACAGAAGATGGCGCATTCGTGGGCATCGCGGCCGATGATGACGCCTCCCGGCCGCGGCCAGACGGTACCGCCGCGAGCTCCATTAGCCCGGCCGAGCTCGTCGCGCTCATTGATCGGATGGCGGCGGATTGGACGCCGGCCGCCATCGCATGCTCGAGCGCCGCCGCGGCGTATCCGCACGTCGAGACGTGGGCGCTGGACCATGACGTACCACTCATCAAGTTAGGCGGCCGCGAGCTCCGCGCCGCGTCCGAGCTATTCCGATCCGAGCTCATAGGCGGACGGCTCACGCATGCGGACGATCCGCTACTAGCGACGCAAGTACGAGACGCCCGACCGAGCCGCCCGGTAGAGGGCGGAGACTGGTACCTATCAATTCGGGAGTCCGCCGGCGAGATTGACGCCTTGCGCGCGTGCGCGTGGGCAGCCTGGGCGGCCATTGCTCCGAGCGAGGCCGATCCGGGCTTGCAGCTATTCGTATGATGTAGGGCCGGGCGGCTCTAACCTCCCATCGGAGCCGCCCGGATTTCGGCATGTCCTATTGTCAAAACGCACCGCGCGCGTACACTTAGATTCCGTGGGAAGGTTGCCGCGTATCCTTTGGTCGGGCGTGCCGGTGGCCGCCGGGCTCGAGTCCCTAGACCGGATCTCTAGGTTGACTCGCCCGGCATCCCACGTTCACCGCGTTGTAGCTCGTAGCGCGTGAGGTTATGACTACGGTCGACACGATTAGAGCCGTGTTTACCTACGCCATCGCCACTATCGTCGTGGGCGGCGGCATGTTTGTGATCTACGCCACGCGGACGGAGCCGGCGTCTAGCGACACAATCGCCATCATTGCCGGATTCGTGGGCGCCGCGTTGTCATTCGTGTTTAGCACGGAGGTCCAGACGCGCACGGCGCGCCAGACCTCGAGCGCCCATGTAGAGGGCGCCATTTCTCACGCTAACGGTATTAGCGAGCGGGAGCGCGACCGGTCCGCCCAAGCGGCGGACGAGGTTACAGCGCGTGGGATCTAAAAAGCGTAAGGCGCAGACGCGTACGCTCGAGCTCGCGGTAGCGGAGCGGCACGGTTTCGAGTCCGGCGGATTGCTCGGACATGACTCGACATACAGCGTCAACGTCTCCGAGCATGTCGCGCTATCGGTCGATACGATCCTCGCATGCGTGCGAATCCTCGCGGATCTAACGGCGGATGCCGGCGTGGGGGAGTATCGCGGCACGACCGTCCTAGAGCCTAGCCGGCTCGTCCTGCGGCCTATGGGCTCGCGGACGCGGCGTACATGGATCTGGCAATCCGTCGCAACAATGGCGATCTACAGCGGGCTCTATCTGTGGGAATCCCTGGGCCGCGATTCGGACGGTATCCCCGTTACCGTCGAGCCGGTAGCGCCGCCGCGCGTCAACCGCGACCATCCGGAGGGATGGACACTAGACGGCCGTGTAGTCGATCCGGATACGCTCCATTGGGTACCGCGGATGACTATGCCGACCCTAACGCGCGAGCTCGGCGCGTTGCTCCGGCTGGCGCGCGGAGCGTTCGCGGCGGCATGGTCCGCAGACGCCTACCGTTCAGACTTTTGGGAAACCGGCGGCGCACCGTCCTACTACCTATCGTCCGATCAAAAGATTGACAACACGACGGCCGAGCAATATCAAGATCGTTGGGTAGCGCGGCGTACGGCCGGGCCCGGACGCCCGCCAGTCATGGGCTCCGGGCTGACGCTAAACACGTTGTCCGCGGATCTCGCGGCCGCCGGCGCATCGGAGGCGGTATCCAATATCGGCGCCAGCATCGCGCGGTACTTTGGCGTGCCGGCGTGGCTTGTCAACGTCAAGAGCGAAGCGGGGAGTCTCGTCTACGCTAATTCGAGCTCCGCCGGCCTAGACCTAGTGCGCTACACCTTGCAACCGGGCTATGCCGGACCTCTCGCGGATGCATGGTCGGATCTGCTACCGGGCGGCTACCTAACCGGGCGGCGTGTCGTGCTAGATCTCCGACACTTGACACTAGGAACGGCGCTCGAGCAAGCGCAGACGCACGCTATCGAGACCGGAAACCGGCCATGGCGTCTGCCGTCCGAGATCCGCGACGAGCTCCATTATCCGAGCGACACGACGCTAGACCTAGACCCGAACGGCGCGCCAGCGCCAGCTATGGAGGCTATTGCATAGATGGCTACTAAGCATGCAGACGGAGCCTACGCCTGTCCTATCGACGGCCGGAGCCTCCCGGATGGCGAGCCGTGTCCGGATCATGGGATTGCCTACAGCGTCGTGAATAACGAGGAACGAGCGGCGCGTAAGGCGGAGTATCGCGAGACGGCCGCGGCCGAGCGCCGCGCCAAGCTCGCCACCGTCAAAGCTACGGCCGCACCGCGCAAGGCGCGCAGCGGCGGTAGTCGCAAGAGCTCGAAGCCATGACGGACGATCTGCGGACGATCCAAACCGGTAGCAGCGTCGCCATTCGAGCGGCGGAGGACGGCGACGGCCGCGAGATCTACGGCTACGCCTACCGTTGGGGAGATCTGACGGCGGCCGGCGGCACGAAAGAGTACGGCGACCTAGCGGAAGGATTCGATAAGGGTGCGTTCGCTCCGGCCATCGCGGCGCGCGAGGGGCGTTCATGGCCGCACTTTGACCGACACGGCGGTAACGTCGTGGCCGGTCTGACGTTGACAGAGGACGATATCGGGCTTGCCTATCGCGGCCGATTGCTAAACACGGCCGCGGCGGATGCCTACGCCGAGAGTGTGCCGGCCGGCTACGATGGCGTTAGCCTCGAATTCCTCTACCGCGGAGCCGTGTCCGAGCGCCGCGGTAAAACGATCATGCACAAGTCAATCCCGCGAATCGCGGGCCTAGCGGGCGTGCATATCCCCGCGTACGAGGGCGCTACAGTGGCGCTCCGCGAGCATGGAGGGTCCGAAACGATGGCGGAAGATACGAGCGCGGCGGCGGTTGACGAGCCGGCCGAGCGTGCCGAGCCGGAGACGGCGGAGCGAGCTACTAGCCCGTTTGGCATGTCTCGGGACGAGGCGGTCGAGCTCATGCGCGGTGTGGCAACGGAGGTTGTGCGCGGCATTGCCGAGCGTGGCGGTTTCATGCCGCGGCAAGGTGTCGCAGATCCGTTCGCGGGCTATGCGAACCTGGGCGAGCTCATGCGCGCCGCATACGGGCATCGCGGCGGCCGGGAGATCAACCTCGAGGCGGACGAGAAAGTTACGCCCGGTAAGGATGATCTGCGCGGCTACGCGGCTCGCGCGTTGGCGGACGTTGTGTTTACCAGCGGCGCGAATGCGGCACTGGCATCCGGCAATCTCGTTACGTCCGATATCAAGCGGATTGTCAACGGCGGCCGGCCGGCCATCACCGCGTTTGGCGGACCGCGGAGCCTGGGCGATACAGCCGGGCTGACGCTCGAGTGGCCGTACTTTGACGGCACGCTGACGGACTACGTTGCCGTCCAGTCGGCAGAAAAAGCGGAGATTGAGTCCGCAACAATCGACATCAAACTCGACAGTGAAGCGCTCAAAACGTACGCCGGCGGTGCGGATATCTCGTATCAGATCCTGCGGCGCGGCAATCCCTCCATCCTGGACGCGTTCGGCCGGATCATGCTGGCAGCCTGGGCGGTCGTCACGGACGCGGCGTTCGTTACCGAGCTCGAGTCCGGATCTGTCACGGTCGATTACGCGGAAGCGCTCGCATCGCACGATCTGTCGGAATTCATCGCCAATCTGATTACCGCATCGCTCGGCGTGCAGGCGGCGACGGGCCAGCCGGCCGATTTCGTTTTGGCGAGTACAACCGCGTTCGCGCGGCTCGCTAACCTCATCATCCCATCGACTATCACGATTGCCGGTGCGTCGAGCGCTGACGTTCGCGGGCTCCGGCTCGAGATCGCAAACGTTCCGGTTATCCACGTTCCGAGCATCACCGCGGATAAGGTGATTATCTCGAATCCTCTTACGGCAGCCTGGTACGAGGACGGTCCGTTCCAAGTGTCCGCGGAGGACGTGGCACACCTTGGACGAGACGTGGCGTTCTGGAGTCTCGGAGCCGGTGCGCGGTTCATCCCCGCCGGCATCATCGAGGCATACGACGTTACGCCGTAACGAGCGATGCCGGCACCCTACGTTACCGGTTCGGACGTTCTAGAACACGTCCGCAAAACCTCTCCGGAGGCGGATGATTCCGCGTGGGCGGATACGGTAGCGGCGGCTGTGGAGGGCGCCATCGCGGAGCGATTGGGCGATGGCGCCTATACACCTACGAGCTCGCAGGACGATCAATTAGCGGCCGCGGCGTTGCAAGATGCCGCGGCGCTCTACATCGCGCGCAAGGCGCCGCATGGAGTCCTAAGTGTGGGACCGGATGGAGACGTAGCGAGGCTCGGAGCGTCGATCCTGCGCGCGTGCGATCCGATCCTTACGCGCATTAGTCCTGGTATCGCATGACGCCGGCGGAGGCGCGCGCCGAGATCATCGACGCGCTAACGACCGCCGGCGCTCCGGCAACCTCGCAACCGGGCGGCCTAGATCCGCCGTATGTCTACGTCATCGCGGACGGCATCGAGCCTAATCGAATCCCCGCCGGCCAAGCTGACGCGGGATTTACGCTCGTCCTGGTAGGCGGAGCCTGGGACGAGGAATCCGCGGCGCTCGAGCTCGACGCGCTAAAGCTCATTGCGCTACAGACGGTCCGCGGCCTAGACGGATGGATCGTCGGCGCGGTTGGACCGGACGGCGGCCGGGATTGGGCCGGCGGTATCTATCTATCGGCCGATATGGGCGCCGCTCGGCGCGTTGATCTATGACGGAGGCTCGCAGATATGGCGTCTAGTCCGCAGCTACTAAAGGTTGTCACGTTCACGCTGGACGGTACGGATTACTCCGATGATGCGTTGGACCTCGAGGT